TATCTATAGTTTGCTCTACAATTTGCTGAACATATTCTGAAAAATGTTTACGCACATTACCTTGAGGCCTGACACCCAAACTTTTCCATATTCTTTTATACTCTAATACATTTGCAAATGTGGTTGGGCACATTATTGTTCCATTATATTCTTTTAGAACTGTTGGTAGTGGAACATGCTTGCCACAGCATTTGCATTCTTTTGCTCTATCTTGGTATTCGCTCATATTATCATCATTCTTTCCATTGCGTCTTTCAAGTCCGAAGGCATCTTTGGCGCCCTGATCATATTCAATACAGTCTCTTCATCATTTATATTAGAGTCATTGTCATAACTCATTGATTCGTATGTATGAATTTTAATCTCTCTATCATTTTCCTGTTTAGTTCTACTGATAGAGTTAAATATTGCCCCGCACACAGCGTCTGCAAGGTCTTTCGATCCCTTTCTTGGGTGATCAACTTTATCTCTCATAATTCTTAGCTGTAGTAATTCATCGATTAACAATTTAATTGCTGGTCCAGAAACTCTTTCCTCTGCAACTATCATTGCCATATCGTCATAATGTTTTTTAGCAACAGAAAGCAACTCTGTATTGATTCCATATTGTTTTAGTTGCTGCATCATATCGTGTGAGTTCCATCTATCGAATGTGCAGACTCTAATATTAAATCCACGAGTTTTCAATGATAGGATATAGTCTTTAACTTCTGTAAAGTCTACTGACTTATCTGATGTTGGAGTCCAAAATCTAACTGCATCTACTTCAACTATTGGTGCTGGTTGAGAGTATTCGCTTGTAACTTTTACATTAACCCAATTATTAACGTGTGCCATTGCAACTGCACAGTGGTCATGTTTTTGTGCAAGGTCTACGTGAATAAAATATTCTTTATCTTTCTCTGGCTGAAACCATTCTTCTAATCTTCCGAATTGGTCTACGGCAATGTTCATTTTATAAAAAGCTTTTTCTATTTTTTCTCTAGACTTAAAAAATGCATCAACAGCTTCTGGAGGCATGCATGCAAATCTTCCTAGGGCATCTAGAGAGTTTCTATAAAAGTCTACCTTAAAGTCTTCTATCTTTTTAGTAGGATTGATATCCCATGTTGGTCTTTTTATAGCATATGTTTTTGGGTATAGGTAAGACTTAATATGGTCTTCTTCCCACTCTACTGTAATCTCATTACCTTCAGTATGATCTGGAAGGTCTTCATCCATCTTCATTAATATGCTTCTAATAACCGTTTCTTTTTCTGCAATTACAGATTCATAATGAGTTTGAATGTAATCATTCTTAAATCTAGGGAATGACAGTAGAATTACTTTGCCAAAGTCTGGGAAACGAGAAGCTACTGATGCACGATACATGTCATAAATTGCCTCTCCAGTTTTAGCTTGATCATGTCCTGTTGTATTCTCGATTGCAAATCCAGATATTTCATCTAGCACTACAACAATAACGTTATATCCTTCCCAAGACTCTCTTTCTGAGTGACCTGAGTGAACTGTTATGTTTTTATCAAACTTAACTTCCGACGCTTTGGCTTCATACTTCCCAACAAACCAAGGTGATCTATCGATTCTTGTTTTAAATCCTTTAAAGAAAACATTGCTAGCCTGTTGAGCATTTATAGCAACGTTCAAGATATCTATGCTGTCTCCAGGAGGCTTACCATAGTATGTTGCTGGATCCTTTAGGCATAGCAAAAGGTATACTATATACGAAACAGATATTGTTGAGCAGTAATCTTTTCCAGATCCTTTACCCAGTTGTGCAATTACTTCATTACAAGTTTGTTTAAACCTAAGAGATCCTTCATCTTCTCCGAATAATTTTTTTAATGTTGCTTCCTTATATATCTGAGAACTTTTTTCAATTAATTCATATTGTAATTCCGATAGCGGTGGTAGGCCCAAATAGTCTGGACTTGTAACAAAGGTTACGAGGTCTACTGGTCTTTCATCAAACTCTTCGCCATCTAGAATGTCAATTAAATCATTAAAATTAAGATCCACTAGCGTCCTCAATTACAATAGACTCAACGACTCCAGTGATCTGAGATAATCTCTTTGCAACTTCCATCTTACATTTTGGACATTGCGCTGTTACTTCTTTTAAAATTTTTACTAATACTTCTTGTTTTCTTTCAGACTCTGCTACCTGTGATGCAATTTCTGCATTGTCTAATAGCCCAACTTCCTGAAGCATTCCAATTCTTTTTCCTTCAATGTCTGCGATTAGCTTTAATGCTGTAGCCTTAACATTTAGTTGTCCCGCCTGATCGGCATCCTCTACTGTTTTCCAAGCTTCTTTGATAAGCATTGCATAATGTTGGTCTGCGCCAGTGATTGCTTCCTTAGCACGTTCCCTTGCCGTGTTGTCGTTATGAACTACGTGCTTCCACTCATCAATCAATTCAACTACTTCTTTACGTTGTAGTCCAGTAATTGTCGATATTTGGGTTGGGTTGTTTCCCTTAAGTAGTTCTGAGACTACCTTATTCATGCGATCAAAATGATCAGCTAATTCTATTTCCATATTACTCTATTATAGTTCTAGTCAACTGAAAAGTCAATTAGTTTTTGATATTTGGTTAGCTATTTTAAGGAGAATTAAGTATCCAATTAGATCATCAATATCATTATCTCCAGCAAATCCCTGATTATTCTTTACTCTATTTAATTTATCATCAATTCTGACCTTTAATTGCTCTGTTGAATCCGCCGTTGAAAATATTCTTGCAGGCTCAAGAGCTGAGTTACCATATGAAATATTTTTTTCAACTAACATGTGTGCAATTTCGTGGCAGGCATCCCATATTTTCATTCCAGATGGTGCTCCGACTGAACGTAAATATAAATCCTGACAACTAAAGCTTTTTACATCTTCATATACTGGCTTAAGCATACTATCTCCTTGTTAAAAGAACATTAACAACATCATGCTCTTTTATTTTTTCAAACGAGGCCGCTTCCCCATTTAAGAATGTCATTTCATATTTATTATTTAATTCTACCAAAAATTCATCTGGCTGTCCACTGCCTAATTCAACAACAATGAGTGGGCAATCCTTTGCCATTTGTGAAAATCCTTCAAATACAAATCTTTCATGGCCCTCTACGTCTATCTTCATAAAATCAACCTTACCAGTATAAACAGAGTCTAATCTCTTTGCCTGTATCTCTTCAGTATAGTAGTTTCCATGTTGACCATGATTGCCTATTTGATGCTCGTTAACTATACCAGATCCGCCAATATTTTCTTCCCAAATATTTAATATTAAATTATCTTCTTTGTTCGACAAGGCAAACGGCATTACTTCTATACTGCCTACATTATCATAGTCATTTAAAGTTCTAGCATATTTATATGAATCACATAATCTTTTTATTGGCTCAAAGGCTATAACCTTACCACTACTACCAACAAGTCTTGCCATTACTTCTGTAAAGTAAAATATGTTTCCGCCTATATCTAAGCATACCCAGCCTGACTTTATATTTTTAATCATCCAATCAGTTAATTCTTTATCCCAAACTCCCTGATCTATGCAGCTTTTCTGAACATACCTATCGGTTATATCTCCAGTGTATATATAAAAAGTATCTAATACTTTTGAAAAAGTAACAGATGTTAAATTTCTAGGCTCTATATTCATCTTTTTTTAATTAATCCAAACTGCTCTAGGTATCTCTGTATAGTCATAGCAGAAACATTACACTCTTTGGCTATCTCTGTAACCGTTTTCTTTTGTACGACATACCTTCTATGAAGCCAGTCTTTACTTTGATATAATTTCATCGCTCAGTAAGTATCCGATTTGAATAATGTGCTATGCCAAATGCGTCAGCCACGTCAAAGTCAGACAGGGTTAAATTATATTTGTTATTAAAATACTCTACGGTTCTTTGCTTTCTCATATTACGTAATTGATTTTTATACCAGGAGTCAGCATATCCTGGATTCTTTGCTCGTATTCCTTCTTTTTCATCCTTTGTTGGATTCTTATTTCCTATATACGCCTGCCAAGAAGTGGGTGATATGGTGACAACTTTTGCCCCAGTAGACATCAATTCTGCAATTACGACTCCGTATACATAAGATAATTTAATTACTGCATCTGGAGACTTAACAAAAACAGCTCCCTCTACAACTATATAGTCAGACTTTAACTCATCAAGCATCCCATGAACCTTATTCTTTGCGTCTAATATTTTATCGTATATGTCTGAGCCTGCAAACTCTATCTTACCCCATTTGAGAGGTTGATCATTTTCCATTAGGCAAAAAGCTACAGAGTTTGTTGAGGCATCTATACCCAATACTCTATTGGCCTTAATCTTTATTAGCTCACCCAATTTCATTTAAAATACTCCATAAAGATTTTTTATTTGCTGATCCAATATTTTTTTCACAGATTGAGCATACTTCTTTTTGATTATACCTGCTTAATTGAATTTTACATTTTTTACAACTTCTTACTGCACCGTTTCTAATGGCCTTTTTTTCATAATACTTTTCCATAATTCTTCTGTTAGTTGCAATTCTGCAGCATTCATCTGAACAATATTTTTGATTATGGGTTTTGGCTTCAAAATCTTTAGCGCATTCTTTATTGCCACAAATCATAGCTTAGGAACCTTATATGATTCTATTTGTACTGTACCGACAAGTCCCGAATAGCATTCTTTTTTAATTGGACAGTACGTGCATGGCATTTTTGATTTTGTTGATCCTGATGGCCTCATTGGTAGGTCCCCATCTTTGAAGTTATCCCATACTTCGCACATCCATAAAAATGCTTCTTCAATAATTTCAGTATTTTTTTCATTCATAGAAACTGGAATAACTATAAGCTCTTGAGTATTTTTATTTTCATAAAGAAAGAATCCCTCTTTGGCTTTTTTAAGCTTCATGTAGGTAAGTAGTTGTAGCAGATGGTTTGCTGTAGGCTTCATCTCAGATTGTCTTGCATCCCACACTTCCTGCTTTGCCGTTTTAATTTCACCAATTACAGTTTCGTTATCGTACTCCATAATTAAATCTATAAAGCCCCTAATTGGAGGATACTCGTTAACAATTTCTTCTTCTTCGTTTTTAAACTGTGGCATAGTAGATATTAGTTTTTGAAGTCTCTCGTGGGCTTGAGTTCCTTGTGCCATATTAGCAACCGCTACTGCATCATTGTCATCAATAAACATCGCACCGCTAAAAGCCATATACCAGTATCTAGGGCATGTTCCGTGTCCGTACCCAAGTGAGCTTGGACTAAATGATTTCTTAGTCATCTCTCCATCAGCACGTTTTGTATTACGATATGACTCATCCAACAGACTTGCAAAAAGCTCTGGATCAAAATGCTTTCCAGTATGCTTTTTAAATTTAAGATTCTTTACTATCTCTCTAGCCATTTAGGATCTCCATATAATCATCTTTACAATCTTCACATATAGAATTTATATCTAGATCGTCTGTATCTTTTAAAGTGGCAAGGCTGACGTCTTCATCTCCAGAATAACCAGGCTCATACTCTCTACCGATTTCATAATACATGTAAAATGTAGTAGACTCACGATCATCCCCACACTCAAAGCATGTCATATCATATGTTTCTATCATTAATTGTACCTAACGACATACTTAAGTGCATCTACAAGTTTGTCTATGGACTCCTTTGCTGAGTAATAAATATTCTTTTTATTGTTATTTACTGATCCAGCCTTATCTTTCATAATGGTTGAATAAACAGAAGCCATCATTGCAAACTTAGTAGACATTGCTTGTAGCTCTATAATTAGAAGTGGAGCTTTTGCTGAAGGAACATCTGGATTCATTAGTAGTTTAACCACTACTGCAAGTGCCTTGTCTAGGTGTTCGTCTTGCATAAACTCATGAAGGTCATTAAATTCTGTAATTGAATTAATTAACTCTAATGTATTTTTAGATTCAACTTTATCGTTCGACATGTTTTTTAACTTCCTTTTTTGTATACCATATTGCCCATAACCCCATTGGATATCCTATTGAAAAACCTATTAGCAATCCCCAAAAAAATTGTAACATTATAAATATCTCCCAACTAATCCATACCCCAACCATAAACCAAATATTCCCATTAGTCCTGCAAATACTGGTGGTGCGGGAACTGGAAGCTTAAATATAGCAAACACTACTCCAACTCCCATTCCTGTAACTGTAGTCATAAGAATTTCTTTAATCATGATTATCCTCCCAAAACTGGATCAGTTCTTCTAGTACTGCCCACTCAATAATTCCAAGTCGAACCTTGGATTCCGTACCAATAATAATTTTTAGTGCTGGATGCATATCTCTATTTACTTTAAAAGTATCAGTACAAATCTTAGACCATACTGGTTTATTTAACGTAAAAGATGCAGAGGCTTCTTTATAATCTACTACAAATTGCTTCCACTTAGCATCACCTTTTTGATAATCCCCCCGCCCAGAATTTTTTTGAGCCTTAGCGCCATCTCTTTTTACTTCGGATCTTTCTGACATTACTGAACCTTAAATATTGTTTCGTGTCCTTTGGAACATCTCCATGACATTACTAAATCTATTGGGTCCCACTTTGCACCACTAACATCTTCATCACATTTTGAGCAGGCTCTAACTCCAGGAAGGTTCTCAAGTTCATAGTGCTTGATATCTTCTTTACTTTCATTTAAAAATTCATTAAGATTTGGCATTAATTTCCTCAATTAATTTTTCTACAACTTTTGGATTCTCACGTAAATATTGCACTGCCTTTGCTCTACCCTGAAATCTTTCACCATTAACCGTGTACCAAGCGCCACCTTTTTCCACGACTCCGAACATTTCTGCAACATCTAAAGTTTCTCCTACTCTGTCTACACCAAGAGAGTCCCCTTGGTAGTAAAAGTCGTATTGTCCCGATAAATTTGGGGGTGAGACTTTGCTGTAATCAATAATCCAATTAACTGGTCTTCCGACTCTTTGTTCGATAATTTTGTCGCCAACTTTAACGCCAGCTTTAATAGCATTAGCCTCAGCCTCAGAAGACCAAAGTTTGATGACCGTGGTGCTAAAGAACTTGACTGCCATTCCACCTGTGGGGATGTGCGAAGCATGCATAGATCCAAACTGATTTCGTTGTTGTGAGATGAGAACAAGTAGTGTGTTTTTGTTTGCATAGTTTAACATTTTGACTGCGTGGGTCATATCCTTTGCTTCAGCGCCGATTTGCTTAGTGTCTTGCAAATCCTTCATTTCATTTCCATCTTTTTCAAAATAGATTGCTGGTAGTAAAGCAGAAATAGAATCAACTACAATTAAATCAACTCCAGCGTCCATAAGCTTTGTTCCAACATCAACCATATCGTTTACTGTTTTAGCTGTAGAGTAAATTAATTTTTCTGAATCTACTCCTAACTGTTGGGCCCATGCTGGATCGTAAGATGCTTCAGCATCAATCCAGGCACATGTCTTTCCTTCTTTTTGTGCTAAGGCAATCATCTGTAAACAAAAAGACGATTTACCAGCAGACTTATTTCCCCATACAAGAACTTGTCTTCCGTATGGAAGTCCACCCTTAAGCGCTGTGTTTAAACCAATGCTTGGGGTTTCTTGCTTATCAATTTTTATATGTTGTGCTGATTGCACTCTTGCTCTTGTTTTAGGATCTAGCTTTGCTAATATATCATCCATTACCAGTGTCATTAGTTACTCTTTCTTCTATATCTAAAGTATACCATTAAAATAAGTTCCCGTGAAGTCTTGGTCTTTCTTTATTTATATTAATTTTATTTTCTAAAACTTCATCTAAACTATGCATTATTTCTTCTTCATTTCTCATAGCCGCATATACATCTAGTAATCTAATAATTACATCAGCCATTTCTTCAACTATTTGTTCTGAACCCTTATTCTTTCTGATTCCCTCTAAAACCTCAGTAACTTCTGAGTGAACTAGGGCGAGCTTATTTCCAATTTTATCGTGGCTATATTCTCCATCCCAAAATCCCTTCTCTTTTGCAGTCTCATGCAATACTGCTGCTAGCGCATCTAATCCATAGTCGTATAAAACTTTACTAGTTTCCATTTTTTTCCCTTAAGCTAAATGTAAATGATGGAATAGTTTCATCATAATCAATTACTAATTCTTTTTCTACTGAACTAGAATCTAAAAATTTTAAAGTTGGAACAGTAAGTTTTCCGTGCTCTTCTAGTATTGCAACTAAAACTTGGTTTATACTGATTGATGTAACCAAGCCTTCGATATCGTCTATCATTTTACTTCCTTAACCATCAAAGTTCCATCATCTAGTTTAGATAGAACGACATTACATTTCATTCCCTCACGCATTTTTGCCAAGGCCTTGTGGTACATAGTGGAGAAAACAATTACTCTGGTAAGCTCTTTATTCTTATTACTCATAACAATATGAGCCATTGTTTTACCAGCTTTAGTTTTATATGGTGTAAAATTAAGAACCAT